TTTACAAGGACGTGACCGTTATGGAAATAAAATATGATTCCCATTGTATACTTTCGCTCGTCTTCATTTAATTGCCATCGGTTTTGTCCGATGCAGTATTATATGGAATATACGCTAGGCTGGAGAGGCCCATCTAATAAGAAAGCAGATAAGGGGACTATAGTTCATAAGGCATTAGAGATATGTGCTGTTGCTAAAAAAGGATTACAAGATGGTAAGAAAATTATTGTTGACAGTCACATTGGTCGAGTTAGTACCGGTAATTACAAACCAGAATATTTAAATAAAGTTATTGATCGCGTTTATAAATATTATACAGATAGACTAACACATCATACATGGACTACCAAGGACGCTAAAGACTGTACAGCATGGACATGGAAAGCGTTAGAATATCGCGATGGAATGTTTGATCCCCGCAATAGGAATGTTGTTGCTGCCGAACCTCAATTCGATTTTACTATTGAAGAGGATTGGTCACGATATTCTTATGATTTAGACAATAATAACATAACTGGCAATCTTGCTATGAAAGGCACCATAGATCTTGTTACGGATTTAGGAGATGGAGTCTATGAGGTCATAGATTGGAAAACGGGAAGGCGTCTCGATTGGGCAACAGGAGAAAAGAAAACGCAACATAATTTGGCTTCAGATGCCCAGCTACGTATCTATCACTATGCCCTGAAGCAAATGTTTCCGCAAGTATCTTCTTTTATGATTACAATAATTTTTATTAACGATGGCGGTGCATTTACATTACACTTCCAAGATAAAGATTTACAAGAGACAGAAGAGATGTTGCAAAAAAAGTTTGAATTTATTAAAAATACTAACGAACCTAAGATCATACGACAAATAGATCCCTCACAATCATGGAAATGTACAAGGTTGTGTCATCAAGGCATGAGCACTTTTGAGGGAACAAGCGTTACTCCTATTAAAGAACACCGCCCTAGACAAAAAACCCCCTATGGGGAGCCAATGACTAAATGTGAACAAGCTAGATATATGATTAAAAAATATGGTATTGATTGGGTCACTAATAAGTGTGCCCATCCCGACCATGTTATTGGAACCTATCAATCGCCGGGAGAAGTATAAAATGATCGAAGTTAAAATAACACCGCAAATGAAACAAAGAGCATGGACCAAGGCTCGTAAAATGGGAAAGCTTAGAAATTCTATTACAAAAGGACAGGGAAACATAGCAGGGTTCCTCGGAGAAGAAGTTGCTAATTCTTTAATTAAAGGAGACGTTAGCAATACTTATAATTATGACATAGTTTACAACAAGATTAAATATGATGTAAAAACTAAAAGATGCACTTCTCCACCAAAATCTCACTACGAATGTTCGGTTGCGGCGTATAATATTAAGCAGAAATGTGACCGATACGCTTTTGTTCGTATTGAATGGGTCAATGGCAAATGGGGACGAGCATGGGTTTTGGGCTGGTTAGAACATGACGAATATTTTGAAAAAGCAGAAAAACTAAATCGGGGAGATATTGATCGTTCAAACGGTTTTATGGTTAAGGCTGATTGTTATAACGTGCCAATAGCAGAATTAAGAAACTTTAGGAGAAGGAAATGAAATATGTTCCATTGCATGTCCATTCTGAATATAGTTTGCTCAATGGACTTTCACAAACGGCTCAAATTTCTAAAAGATTAAATCAAATAGAAACGGAAACATGCGCTCTTACAGACCATGGAACAGTATCTGGAGCAGTAGATTTTTGCAGCACTCTTAAAAATGCTTCTCAAAAACCAATTTTGGGATGTGAATTTTACTTATGTGAAAAAGATGCTACAGAACGAAACTTAGAAAATAAAAACCTTCTTCATCAAGTAGTTATAGCTAAAAATCTTCAAGGATGGAAAGACATATTACAATTAGTGTCTAAATCAAATAGCGATAATCAGTTCTATCACAAACCTCGTATTGATTTTAAACAGCTACGCGAAGCCGCTTCTCACGGAAACTTAATTTCGTTTAGTGGTCATTTAGGATCTTACTTAGGAAACATAGTCTTAGAAAATAGATCAGATAAATTTATTGGTGAGGCAGCTTATAGACTACAAAACATGTTTGGTAAAGACAACTTTTTTATTGAAATTCAACTGATAGATTCTAATAACAATAACAATATTCGTATAGTAGCAGAACGATTGCGCGAAATTTCTAAGCAAACTGGCATTCCGTGTGTGGCAACTCCAGATGCCCACTACCCTACTAGAGAAGCCGCAGAGGATCAACAGGTGCTCTTATGCACCGCTTTAAAAAAAAGCATTGGCCAACTCCATAGGGATATAAAAAAAGACCCTCAGCGAGAAAATGGATGGTTTTTTAATTCTAATAATTATCATATCCCTTCATATGAAGACATGAAAGAATTTCATACTGATGACGAATTGGCCAACACTATATTGATTGCTGACATGTGCAAACAATATGATATCTTAGGAGCGCCAAATCCTCCTGAGTTCTCATCCCCTACTGGATACAATCCCAAAAATTATTTAAGACATTTATGCAAAGTGGGATGGGCTGAAAAAATGAGGCATGTACAAAAGAATACTGAAGAGTTTGAACGATATGGAGATCGTGTCAATCGAGAACTCGAAGTATTTGAAGAAGCTGGGCTGTCGAGTTACTTTTTAATTGTTCAAGACATTATTAAATTTTGCAAACATGAAGGTTATTTAACAGGTCCGGGAAGAGGAAGCGCGGCAGGATGTATGGTGTCTTACCTTATTGGTATAACTCAGATAGATCCAATTAAATACGATCTGGTATTTGAGAGATTTTATAATGCAGGTAGGAATACTGATGAAAGAATTTCCATGCCGGATATTGATATTGATGTACCGAAAGAAGCTAGGGAAAAAGTTATTGAATATATGAAACAAAAATACGGTAAAGAGAACGTAGCCCAAATCGTTACGTACCAAACACTTCAAGGACGATCTGCTCTCAAAAGAGTTATGCAAGCACGAGGCAATGTATCTTTTACAGAACAAAACGAAATTACTAAACACATTATGGACGAAGCTAAAATTGCCGAAGACCTTCAAGACATGAAAGAGGAATTAGGAGAGTCCTCGTTAATCTTATGGGCTTTAAAAAATAGACAAGACAAGTTAAAAGATTGGTGTGAAATAGGAGAAGATGGAAAGCTAGAGGGTAAGATGTCTCGTGTCTTTGAACAAGCTATGCGTCTAGAAGGTACAAAGATTATACAATCTAAACATGCAGCAGGAGTTGTAGTATCGCCTTCGCCCATATCCAATACTTGTCCTATGGTTAAATCAGCCAATAAAGGTGAATCAGATTTGCTAGCTGGCTTTGAAGGTCCAAGCTGCGAAGATGTGGGCTTGTTAAAATTAGATGTATTAGGTATTAGAATGTTAGATAAAATTATGGAAGTTCCTTTAATATTGAAAGAACAAGATGCAGGAATCGGCTCCTCGTTCTGATTCGGGATAATTTACAATGTATAGACCACTTCCACCAGAAGTAACAATTAGAAAATCTTGTATTGAGGGGCTTGGCCTGTTTACTACTTGTGATATAGAAGAAGGACATAGACTAGGTATAACACATATAGCCAATAATAATTTTGAAAATCAATATATACGTACTCCACTAGGTGGTTTTATTAATCATTCCGATATCCCCAATTGCACATTAATCCAAATACATCCAAGTCTAGAACTATCAAACTCTAAAACTGTTAGCGTAGCCCAATGGGTTGATTCAGCCATCAATGGTGGTGATGCAGCATTGGTTTTAGTCACCAAACAATTAATAGTGGCCAATACCGAACTTACTACGTACTATTCTTTATATAAAATATCAGAAGAGGAGACATTATGAATAATCGGTGGATTATAGTTTTTGACTGGGAAACCGATGGTACTGATCCTACTAGTTGTAATCCTGTAGAATTAGCCGCCGTTCCCATAGATCCTCGTACTTTGGAAGTTAAAACAGACAAAGCGTTTAGCACGGTTATTAAACCTCCCGGTATTACTAAAGAAGATTATTTCACAGACGAACGACAAAAGACTATTGAATGGCACGCCAAACAACGCGGAGTAGAAAGTTCCGATATTATAGCTGCGTGGAAGAAAGGTAAAAGTGAAAAAATCGCTTGGAAAAACTTTTGTGAATATTGTAAGAAGTTTAATATAGAAAAATCCTATGGTAATTGGTATACCGAACCCATACCCGCTGGCTATAACATCGTTGGATTTGATTTACCTATTTGCGAACGACTAGCTAAGAAGCATAAAACTCCTATGCCATTTTCTAAAGTAAATAAAATGGATCTGATGGACTTATTATTTTATTGGTTTGAAAGTTTGGAAGAACCAAAGAATATGAAATTAGATACCGTGCGTGATTTTTTCGGAATTAAGGCCGACCAAGCTCATGAAGCATATTCTGATACGGTAGATAGTGCTAAACTATTAGCACAATTTATCAAATTTCATCGACGACAATCTAGTGTGGCAAAATTCAAAGGGGCTATGTCAGACAAATGAAAAAACAATTTGCATGTGGATGTACTTTTGACGTAATCGATAATCATATCATCTATAACCCAAGCATTGAACAGTTGCCATTACAATGTGAGGCGAGTTGGGATTTAATTTGTAGCGGAAATACTAAAGGTGTTTTTCAATTGGAGTCTCAGCTAGGCAGAAGTATGTCTGCACGAGTTAAGCCTAAAAATATTGAAGAACTATCAGACTTAATAGCTATTATTAGACCCGGCTGTATGGAAGCTATGGTGGATGGTAAAAGTCTAACACAACATTATATAGATCGTAAACAAGGTGTTGATCCTGTTGAATATTTTCATGATGCATTAAAGCCTATTCTGTCTAGTACATATGGAATCTTGGTTTATCAAGAACAAGCCTTATTGATAGCAAGAGATATCGGCGGTTTTGATTTGCAAGAAGCAGATATTTTGCGTAAAGCTATTGGTAAAAAGAAGGTAAGTTTAATGACCAAGCTAAGGAAGCAGTTTATTACAAAGGCAGAAAAAAAGGGGGTGGTAACTAAAACGCAGGCAAAAGAAATATTTGGATGGATTGAGAAATCTCAACGGTATTCCTTCAACAAATCTCACTCAGTAAGTTATGCATATAATTCATATCTAACAGCATATACAAAAGCTCATTTTCCATATGAGTTTTTTACATCATATCTTAAAAATTCTATTGGAAAGCCAGACACATATGCAGAAATAGAAGAGTTGGTCAATAACGCTAGAGTCATGAATATAGATGTGAAACCACCCAATATTAAAAAGATGAACAAATACTTTACACTGATTCATCCCAATCCCACATTCGGCCTTACAGAAATCAAAGGCGTAGGAGGTTCTGTATTTGACAAAATGATAACATGTTTAAATAATAATCAAGTTAATTTAGAAACATGTGACTGGAATACGTTTCTCGTAGGATTTGGCACATGTATAAAAGCAGATTCATTTGAAGCAATTATCTTAAGTGGTGCCCTTGATTGTTTTGACATGCCTCGTAGTAAAATGCTTCATGAGTTAAAAATGTTTAGGGAATTAAGTAAAAGAGAAGTCCCTTGGATACAATCTTACAAACAAAACCATCTTGATACCAGCCTCATAGAATGTATACAGGCAATGCTCACACATAATGACTGGTCAGATCGTAAAAGACCAATATTTAGACGAGATCGTTTGGAAGTGGTTGAAAGTATAATTGAATCATTACGAAATCCGGGTTATGATTTAATAGATCTTCCGGGTTGGAAAGCTCGAAAAGAAGAACATTATTTAGGTGTCTCTTTAACTTGCGCTAGAGTGGATGAATATGATACTAGTAGAGCTAATTGTACATGCAAGGAATATGTTGATGGTTTTAATTCTCAAAAAGGGATAAGGATTGCGGCTCAAATAGACGGGGTAAGAGAATGGAAGGTTAAAAGGGGCAAGTCCCAAGGACAAAAGATGGCATTTATAACTGCTAGCGATGGCACATGCAGCCTTGACAATATAACCATATTTACTGATGAATGGACTAAATATAACAAAGATATAAAAGAGGGGAATATATTGCTTTTAATTGGCAATAGAGACAAAAAACAAGGAAGTTTTTTAATAAAATCGGTTTCTGCGATTAAAAATCTAGTTTAGATAGTATAATAGTATAGAAAGGACTTGTTGATGTATGGAAGATTTAATTGAAAAAAATATGGGGCTAATATTAAAAATAGTCAATAGGTTTAATCCTAGAACCCAAACGGATAGAGATGCATATATACAAGCAGGACGCATAGGTCTATGGAAAGCTCTCTTAACATTTTCAAAACACGGAGGAAGCAAATTTTCTCCTTATGCATGGAATCCAATTAAGTGGGAAATTATTAAAGAGATTCGATCTATGGCACCTAAGAAAGATTCCTTAAACATATCTTCTTTAGATGCGCCCTCATATCAAGAGTCGAATGATTGTCATAATACAGAAGAAAATCATAGCCATGAGCCATTTTGGGAAATGGTGCCACCAACACTTACGCCGCTAGAGTCTCAAATTATAAAACTTAAATTAGAAGGATATAACGTAAAAGAAATTTCTACAAAATTAAAACGCAATAGATCAAATATTAAAAAAAATTATCAAAGCGCTATAGGCAAAATAAGAAAAGTGAATGATGAATAAAAAAAAGGTATTAGTAATGGGAGAGGCCCATTATTTAAATTCTGGATTTGGTACATACACTAAAGAACTATTAACCAGACTATATAAGACTGGTAAATATGAATTGGTAGAGTTTTCATCCTATGGACCTCTTAACCAATCAGAAAATGTACCATGGCTATTTATTTCTAATATGCCCGAAGAAGGAAATAAAAGCGAAGTCGATCTATACAATAGTAATGGATCACATCAATTTGGTGCGTGGAGATTTGATCGAGTGTGCCTAGAAGTTAAACCTGATATCGTACTGTCTTATAGAGATCCATGGATGGACAGTTGGATTCAAAATTCTGGATTAAGAAAATATTTTCACTGGATCTGGATGCCAACCGTTGATTCTGCTCCACAACGTTCAGAATGGATGAATGTTTTTGCAAGCTGTGATGCAATCTTAACTTATTCCGAGTTTGGAGGAAGGGTATTAAAAGAACAAGGTAAAGAAACAATCAATTGGATAGGGTGTGCTTCTCCGGGTATTGATCCTTCAGTCTATAAGCCATTGCCTAAAGCTGCGCATCGACAAGAAATGGGTATTGATCCTGATTGCTTTATTGTCGGCACGGTCATGAGAAATCAAAAAAGAAAACTGTTTTTTGAACTTATGAAAGCCTTTCGTATATTTTTAGATACAGCACCACCCGACATAGCGGCTAAAACTTTTCTATACTTACATACAAGCTATCCCGAAAAAATAGGATGGGATATTTCACACGGAATTGTAGAAAATAATCTTGGAGGCAAGGTAATGATGACCTATGTCTGCAAGAACTGTAAGCTATTTTTCCCACATATGTTTAATGATGCTTTAACTAAATGTAAATTTTGTAATCAAATGTCAGCTGTGTGTCCCACGGTATCTGTAGGTCTTTCTGTACCCGACCTCGCTAAAATTTATAACCTATTCGATATATATGCACAATATGCTATTTGTGAAGGATTTGGAATGCCCCAAATAGAAGCCTCCGCATGTGGCGTCCCAGTTGCTGCTACCGACTATAGCGCCATGCATGATGTAGTACGGTTTACAAAAGGATATCCTATACCGGTACAAACATTTTTTAGAGAAATGGAAACCAATGCGGAAAGAGCATATCCAAGCAATGAAGCATTTGCAAAAATATTGATAAAGTTTTTTAATCAAAATGAAACACAGCGCATACAACAATCTATAGCGGTAAGAATAGCCACTCTTAAACGTTACGGGTGGGATAAAACCGCTAAAGTATGGGAAGAATATATAGACTCTTATAAGCCCAACAACTTACAAGGAAAATGGGACAGTCCCCCAAATATTACAGCCGTTCCTAATACTGTACCTCCAAATCTATCTCATAAAAACTTTGTACAATGGATTTTCAATAACGTATTAGTCGCTCCAATAGGTATATATAATGAAGAAGGTATGCGACTATGCCGAAATTTATTATTTGGCGCTAATATGGGCAACGGTGTTCTAGAACCTACAAATCAAGACAAAATTTTTGCAGAATATAAACAAAGGGCACAGAATAATAATTCATTAGAGTCGTTACGTGTTGGGCATACCGCCATAGCCCCTCAAAAATTTCTTATAGACGCATATCAACGACATCAGAGGATTACAAAATGAATATCCTATTTATAGGACCATACAGACAGAATGATGAATGGGGACGTAAAAGTCTGGCTGTATTAAAAGGAATTCAAAACACAGATCATACGGTAACATCTAGACCAATCTATCTATCTACATCCGCGAATTATAACAATTATATGGAAAGATCCGAAACTATTATAGCTGATCACTATGACATTTTAATACAATTTGTCTTACAACCTTTTGCAGTCTATAGCGGAAATTTTAATAAAAGAATAGGTATATTTAATACTGAAACAATTCCAAATCATATTCCTTTGGGACAACTTACTTCAGAGTTATTAATGGATGAAATTTGGACAGATAGCCATATAGTTGCCAAGAATCTTCAATCCATTTTACAAAAGCATACAGCCAATACTAAAGTAATAGCTGTACCACCATCATTAAGCTTGAATGATTTACCATTAGAGCCCCACCCTCCTTCTTCTTTAAGGGCTTTGGCCCCACATTTACAAAATAAATTTCTTTTTTATTATATTGGAAATATCTTAGAAGATACAACAGCATTTAAAGAAGCCTATACAGCATATCTTAATACGTTTACCAATAAAGACGATGTTGCATTGATTGTGGGGTTAGAAATACCTATTTCACCTGATGAACTTAATAAATATTTTACACAACATCGAGAATCGATCTCCAATATTACACCAGTAAACCATCAACCTGCCGTCCATGTTATATATCCTACTAACAACACATATTTAAACACTGCCGAACGAGTTTCTATACATACCGATTGTGACTGTATGGTAAGCCCTAACTATACAATGGCTAACCACTCAACAGTATTAGAAGGGGCATTGTATCATAGCACTCCCATTGTCAACAAAGGCAGCGCCATTGCTGAATGGCTAAAAGAAGAAAATTTGTGGTATGTAGAATCGTATGAAGAAGTTTGTACGAAACCACCTAGCAATAATCTTTATCGATTTACATATGGCGAATCGTGGCATAAGCCTATAATTAAATCATTAGGAGAAACTATGAAAAGGGCTTATGTGGATAAGTTTCAACGTGATAAAAAAATAAAAGCAAATACTCAACTACGTCAACATTTTCAAGAACTATCATATGGTAATATTTTGGATATATAAATATGACAATCGCTCCAGTTAATAATATTTTACGATCTATATCTAAAGCAAGATCCGATGCCGATATCAAGTTAAACATTTTAACTGCGTGTCGAAATAATGAAAAATATATATCCTTATTGTCTCAGACAAAACATAACTTTTATATTTTACAAGAACATAAGTGGAATCCTCTTATTGAAACGCGCCCTTCAAATGTTCAAACCTTAAACGAATGGTCAGAACCGTTAGACTACATTGTCTGTTATGACAGAGCGGAACAGTATGATGAAATGTCATCAATCTCTCAACGGTTACATGTTCCAATAATTCTGGTTGACATGTGTTCTAAAGCCATGATTAGACCGCAACATCTTTTGGAAAAAATGCACGATATCAATCTGGACCATCTAAATAGAATG